ATCGCGTATGTAAATCGGTTCGCCTAATTGTATTTTAGTCTTATAAACCGTGCGCGTAACGACCTCAACCGCCGCTTTAGGCTTATCGATGCGCAGTTTTTCGGTTAAATCTTTGAGTTCTGCTATTTGTTGCCCTTGCGTGTATATCGTTAAGGAATCGTTTACGTGCGTTTTAACGAACTTTTGCTCTGTTAGTGTGGTTTGCGCTTGCTGATGGCATGAACGCACGAAAAACAGGCTTAAAATCGCTAAAAATAGCAACCTTTCAAGCCAAACGTAACTGAGCGATGTATTTGTCGATTCTTTCACGGCATTTAACGTTTTCGGTTAGTATTGCTTTGGCTACGTTTGGCGGCATTTCGCGTTCGGTTAGATAAATCCGAAGCACTTTAATAAGCCGTTTATCGATTTGCCTGTCGGTCATATTTGGCGCGTTGCTTTCTTAACTAAAACCCTAACGGCTTCGTCCAAATTTACAACCGATTGTTCTAACATCTGCAAAAGTTCGCCGCGTTCGGTTTCGGATAGCGACCTATTGCCGCTTATCAATTTAACCAACCCGCTAACCGACGTTAACGGCTGTCGTAATTCGTGCGAAAGCATAAATCTAAATTCCTCAAGTAATACCCGTTGGCGTTCGTGTTCGTGGGCGCTTATGCTCGTTACGTCAACTAACTGAAAGCCGATAAAATGCACCGCGCCCATGATTGTGTAGATATTCCAAACGTTAAAGCGTTCAGATAAGTTCTTTTGTTTGGTTCGGGCGTATACCCGGGCGGGTTCAGGCTGTTTATCCTTTGCCCTTTTTACGGCTTCTATTAGCGTGTCTTTATCCTCGGGGTTGCTAACTATATCGACGATGTTTTTCGGCTTAATATGGCTTGCGTAATGCTTAAAAAGTTCGTTAGTGCTTACGATTGTACCGTCGGTTTCGGTAACAACGTAAAACAAGTCTAAAGAGTTTTCGAGAATGTATACCGTAGACACATTGCAAATTTAAGCAATAGTGTTAAATTATACTAAATGTTTAAACGTTTCGCAAATCGTTTATAAGCGACCGCCACGCCGCGCCGCAACCCATTAAATACTTAGCCGACATCCAAAGCGTAAAACTAAACACAACACCGTTTAAAAGTATATCGTAATTCATAGGCATTTCTAAATCTTGCGGTTTTCTTACGGGCTGACTTTTGGCGGTGTAGTACGTAGGGGCTGCTAACAAAGATACATCGCACGGCTGTATAGTGTCAAACGCCGTTAATACTATTTCGGGCTTTGCTTTAGGTTGCGCCATAACGTACTCATAGCTTTCGCGGTTCGCTTGCGCAAAACTCGTATCCGCGTTCGCAGCTTCCCAGCTCATTGTATCAACATTGAGCTTGTTGTGGCGAACCGTCTTTATAGTATCCCTACGAACCTGTTGCATCGTTTTTAGCTTTTGGTATGTAGCCCGCTGCTATTAGCGCGGTAATTATTGCTGCGAGTGTTTCCGTGTTTATCACTTTAAAAATGAGTAAAAAGATTGATGCTAATATCATAACCGAGCCAACCGTCGAACGCCAATGCTTTACAATAACGTCAATTATTCGCCTCGGTTTAGTAGCCCGTTTTCTCATAACTACTTTACGTTATCGGTCGGGCTACGTTTAAGCGTTTAAGGCTTAAAAGTTACAAAGTGAAAAATAGAGGTTTGCCTCTTCGCGGCGGCGGTTTGTTAAGCCGTTTAATACTTTACCGCCCGCTTTATTCCATTTTAAAAATTCGTCCAATATAGACGGGTCATTCGGGTTAACCTTTGCCTTTTTTAGCAACGTAGATTTAACCAAAGCAGCAGTCCCCACGTTGTAGCTGAATGCTACTAACGCATCGAACTGGCATTGGTTAAGGTTAGGTAGGTGTTTGTTTACTGCATCCTCATATGGCGAAAGCGTAGCGAGTAGCAATTGCGTTGCTTCCTTTTCGCTTGCGAGCTTTTCGCCTAAAAGCACCTTCTTGCCGTTCGGATGGCGCGTGCTGCCGTAGCCTATGGTCGGAACACCAGCGGGGCAAAGGTAGGAACTAAGCCGCAAGCCCTCGTACTTCTTAATCAGATTCAGACCGAGAAGCGAGGTGGAGCGCATTTAGAGAACTATGTATTGCATATTAACAACGTAGGTCAATGTGCTGCCTGCTGAAAGTATTTCAATTTCATGGGTAATTTGGTTCGATGCAGTATCCGCTCCAATTGAAGAACTTACCAAGTCCGCATAAGGGTCTGTAATTGTACCAATAACACCAAAGGCATCTCGCGCATTTGTGAAATCTGAGCCAACTGGTGGGCTAATGTTATAACTTCCTTGCGTAAATGTAGGGTCAAGTGTAATGCTCATGTAATATGAACAAGTTACAATATTACCCACACGGCTATAAATCGCACGCAAGCAAGATGCAGTACAGTCGTTTTCTCCGCTTATAACAGGCGTAAAGTTACCACTACTAAACTGTGGCAAACCGTCGTAGATGTTCTGCACTTGGATTTGCTTCGATTGGTCTGCAACGGCATCAACGATATATAGAATATCCGTAGCGGTTGCTGCTCCTAACGTGGTTAAATCGGTTACTTTAACGCCTGCCATAGTTGTAGATTTTTACAAAGTTACAAAGAATTTAAATACCCTAACGCATCGTCTGAAGTCTTAAACTTTTGCGCATTGATTTTATAATCCGATAGCGTAATGCAGTACACGCCCTGCTCAGTTATTACGTGAAAGGAAGTTTCATCCACTGACTCCCATCGTGGTTCGGTTAGCCTAAGCCACGGCATACCCGTTGAGGTAAATTCGATGTTTGTGGATGTTATGTTTACGTTTGTCATAGCTTTTCAATTAAGTAGCCCGATACAAGTGTGGTTTCTGTTCCTATGCCTTGTTGAGCCGCTAAGATAATATACTGCGTTTGCGTCCAGTCAATATTGGTGTTTGTGATTCCGGTGGTTGAACCTGTATCGGTTTGAAAACCAAATGTTGAAAGCATGGACTGGGTAACCGTTGCGGACTTTATGAATAATCTTCTTTCGATTTGACCGTATAAACCAACTGAACTAAAAGTTGCAATAAGGTTAGCCCCTGTGAGGTTGTTGGCTGTATTGATATAAACCCGAACTGTCATGGTCGCACTTGTTGTACTCTTTTGGGTACGAAATGTAAGGCGAATTATGTCCCCCACAGCATAAGTATTCGCAGCAATAATCTGAGATTGTACAAGCTGGTTTGTCGTTCCTGTAATTGTTGCCGAATCGGTAGTGCTTTTGAAGGTGCTTATCGGCATTGTTGCCAGTGTGCCGTTTCCTCTAACATACTGCGAGGTCGTGCCGCTTGGCGTGTTAAACTTGCCGTTGAAGGTAGTCCAATCCCCCGAACTTAGCGCCCCTCTGTTGCTGCTTGATGCCGTTGGCAGATTAAACGTATGCGTTGACGTTGCCGAGCTGATGCCGAAATCCGTACCAGCCGTGCCAGTCGCAAAGTTCTGCACTTGAGCAGTCAAGCCGTTTAGTGCGTTAAGCCCTGTTGTGAACGTGGTAATGACTTGGCAAAGGTTGCTGTTCTCAGTATGAAGCGTAATGGTTCGCCCCGATGTCGTTACGAAAATGCGTATTGCGAGCCTATCGGTTGCAAGCAGAACCGTGCTTGGTACTGCAAGCGCACTGACGTATAAATCAACCACCGTACCGCCTGTAATGGCTTCGGGATTTGTAGACCCCGAAGATATGAGCGTGAAGGTTGCGCCATCGTATTTATACAATTCAATGTAAAAGCTCGGATTTCCACCGCCACTCGAAGCATTGAAGTAGGTTTCAAAGTTCCAATTGCCCGAAGGTATTGCCAAAAGATTCGGGTCGCCTGCATCGGTTATGAATTGCGCGATGTAGCCATTGCCCTGCGCGTTGGTGCGTTGAAAGTTCGTACCACCACCAAGCACAGGAACGCGGCTCATTTGGAAGTAAGCATTGCCGCCTATTGTACCTTGACTGATTGAGCCGTTGAGGTAGTAGTTAACCGATGCACCGCCACCGCCTCCAAGTGGGAAGTTCGCAAGGCTGCCATCGCCTCGAACGTACTGGCTCACAACTCCGTTGGCGGTTATATCCACGCTCGGGGTTGTGGTATTATTCGGCACGTTAACGCTGAACGCAGGGTTAGTCGGGTTAGGAACGGTTGCCGCTACCGATGTGACCGTGCCATTTGTCAAAGTCGGAAACAGCGTAGGTGCGCCCGTGCCATCGAGATAGTCCGCGCTTGTGCCTGTTGGCGTATCGAATTTGCCATTGAAGGTATTCCAATCGGCAGAGCTGAGGTAGCCGTCAACGCTTGCGCTCGCTTGTGGAATGCTTATATCAGGCGTTGCCCCACCGCTTGAGGCAATTGGAGCAGTACCAGTTACCGCCGTTACCGTACCGCCGCTGCTTGGGCTTGTATTGGTAATTGTCAAACTTGGATATGTACCGATTACGCTTATGCCAGTGCCAGCCGTCAATTGCACTTCCTGAACATCCACGTTAACCGAGCCGGGCGTGGTGCTATTCGCATTCACAGCAACGCCGCGAAAGTTCATATTCACTACGCCTGAAGCTACAACCGTACCTTCATCGCGCACGGTTAGGCTACCACCGCCCCCACCGCCTACGGCAATCAACGGGTCGGATGGTGTGCCGTTTCCGACAATTGTTATGCCGTCAACCGAAACCTCTGTTAAACACGGGGTGCATGGTAAAAAGTCGGGCGGTAATGGTATGTCGCCCGTGTTGCAAATATCGTAACACGTATCCTCTGAGCCGCTAACAATCTCAACCTCTAATTCAATTACAACCGTCGCGAACTCGAAATTAGGCGGTAACGTTTTATCGCCAACCGTGTAGCCGTTCGGGATTACTTCGTAGCTAACAACGTCAATAACGTCTTTAAATCCATAATCGCGCCCGCTTACTAACTTATAAACCCGCGACGCTACCCAATCGCCAGCATCCTCGCCGTCGCATGGTAGATGCGATTTGCGAACTATGGCGTAAGCCGAAAGGTTAAATTTCGTCGAATACATTTGTTTGCACCCGCTAACCCGTAGGCTATCGATTTTCGAAATGTTTACCTTACCGCGCTTCGCCCAAAATAACGTACCTTGTTTTGAATCGTAATCCGTTACGGGTATTGCTTGCCCGTCGCCTATGTAGTAAATCCATCCCTTATCGCCTGTAAGCTCGCATAAGCCATATATGCGGTCGAATATATTACTAACCTCTACACGTTGGTTTAAACGGTCGATAATGCTTTTTAAAATCATGCTCCCAATTGTTTATTAATTGCTGCAATTATTAGTTCGGTATGTAAGCGCAAAAATTCTTTTTCT